ATGGGAAACGGTAAAACGTTAGGAATGGTTTTGTTTGCTAAGATGTACCAACAGAAAACAGGGTGTACATTGTATTCTAACTTTGGTGTAAAAGGTTCTAAGCCTTTCACATCGTTTAAAGACTTTCTAAAGATTGCTCAAGAGCCGTCTACCATTTTGTTATTAGATGAGTGTCATTTAGATATAGATAGCCGAAATTCGTTGTCTAATGCATCTAAATACTTTTCTCATATTGCTTTCTTCTTGAGGAAAATGCGTTGTACATTGATGCTTACAACTCCGTTATTTAGTAACGTGGATAGTCGGTTTAGAGAGATTACATACGTATATGTTCCGGTAAGGAAAGATAAAAATTACTTTTATTATCCAATAGTAGATTATCAAGATGATAGATTACTAAAAACAATGAAAATGAAAAAAGAGAATGCTTTTGAATTAGCAAAAGGTGCGTTTGAAACTCATTCAATGGTAACTCCTTTAGAATATCCGGCAAATAAAAATGAGTTTGATAGTTTACTGGTCGATTTGAAGAAAACGAATGATTTGTATTATGAAACACTCGACAAAATAAAGATGTTGAGACAGTTCAAACAAGCGATATAACAGATGCGTTAGCACGAAATGCACACACGCCCTAGCGGGTGGGCATGAGCGGTTAATGTTAAGGGGATGATTGAAACATGAATAATAGTTTTGTTGTGGAGCAATCAATAAAAAATATGTGTGCTGAAATTGATAGTTTGAAGGAGAAATTAAAACATTTGGGTATAGATCCACGAGATTATTACAAGGTGATTGATAGTTTAACAGTGGTACGTTTGCACTTAGATAGTATGCGTTGAGGGGTGAATGTTGTGATAGGTAGTAAAAGAGTAAAAAGACAAGTACAAGGTACTATAGAAGCGTTTGAGTCGTGTATGAATCATATTAGGCGTTTAGATACGAAATATGAGTTTACAGAACAAGAAAAGTTAGAGTTGTATAAGTTTGAATATCAACTGAAAAATTTAAGTAAAGAATTAAAAAGAGAGTTAATGGATGTTTAAATCTTTTCCCCAACTTTTGGGGTTGGAAGGCTGGCTTTAAAAGAAAACGTGATTGAAAAGAAGTAGGTTCGAAAATATGGACGTTAGGAAAGCGATTAGACGCTTATAATTGCTAGAACAAGCCGATTAGCGTAAATCCAACTTTTGGGTATATTCGGCTTGGCAATAAGCCCAAAAGCGTCTAAAAATGTTTCACAAGGATGTAGCGTAGCGGAAAAAGTGGAGATTTTTCAGTGAAGCGTTTTGAAAAATACTACTTGGTTCCTTGTTAAATATTTAGCTAAATGGAGGTAGAGGTGTGTTAGTTGAGAGTTAAGAAGTGTTTTGCGATTTTTTCTCTAATGATGATAATGTGTTTATCTATTTTACCTAGTTTTGCTAGTGCAAATGAATATGATTATTTGCAAGGTAAAGAAGTTGTTGATAGTTCATATAAAAAATATAAAGAGCTTACTGATGGTAACGAGAATACTTATTTATATTTAAAACCATCAGAATCATATAAGTTTACTTTTGATGATTTTATTAAGGATAGCATGAGAGTAGATGTTGTATTTGATAAACCTTTGGTTCTTGGTGATTATGTTTATCTTACATTTAAATATAATAATAGTAATGTTATAAATACAAATTTACCTTATGGAAAAAGTAAAGTGACTTTTATGTCATCTAATATTAATTTTAATTCTTTAACTTTATCGGCTGGTAGTCTTTCTTCTTCTGATATTAAGGTTAAAGAAATAAGAATGTATGATAGTTCTTATACTCCTGAGATTCAAGATTTAAAATCTGTAGAGGGTATAAATGAAGTTTCGTTTTCTTGGAAAAATCCTGATGATCCAATGTTTACAGGTTTGAAAATTTATCGCGGTGATACCTTGGTAACTACATTGAAGTCTGATGTTACATCTTATAAGGTAACTGATTTAGATTCAAATAAGAATTATAGTTTTAGATTTTCTTCCTTGTATGGTGTTAAAGAGTCTTTAGGCGTTCAGAAAGGTGTTAAAACTCTTGTTGATCCAAAGCGTGTTCCTCCTGGTCCAGTTTCTTCTTTAACGGCTGAACCGACTGATAAAACGGTTAAATTAAAGTGGAAAAGTCCAAAGGATGATGATTTAGCAGGATTTAAGATTTTACAAAATGGAAAACAGGTTGCTGAGATTGGTTTAGAAGAAGAATTTACAGTAAAAAATCTTGAGCCGTTAACGGATTATACTTTTGGTGTTATTGCAGTAGATAGAGACAAAAATGATTCGACACCTGTTAGTTTATCTGTAAAGACTTTAGAAGAAAATGATAATGAACCACCTCTTGTTCCATCAAATGTGTTTGCTAAGCCTTCTAACGGTGCTTTAATCGCTTCTTGGGATAAAGTATCTGATAAGGATTTAGCAGGTTATAACGTGTATCTAGATGATAAGAAAATTAATAGTAATTTAATTTCGTCTACTAACTTTACTATTAAGAATCTAGAAAATAATAGAAAGTATAAAATTCAAGTTCAAGCGGTAGACCGTTCTGGAAATGCTAGTGCTTTGAGTCTTGCAGCATACGGTACTCCTGATGAAAGAACTTTGCCGATTATTGAAAGTAAATACAGTCTTCAAGATGTTTCAGATGGTGTTAGTGTTATGTTTGGTCAATTTTGGACAGTATTAGCATTTGCGGTTGGTATTCCGTTAGCATTCTATATTATTTACAAGTTAAAACTTACTGTGTTGCCGTGATGATCCCTGTGAGATTCATGGCTTCTTTTAGAAAATAAATAAGGTGATTATATGATGATATTATTTTTTGTTTTAAGTTGGTTATGTGTTGGTTATTCGATTTATTTATTCGTTGATAATATGAAAAAATGTTTTAGAAGTATGAAGCTTTCGTTTTTGTTTTTAGCAAGCTTGAATGGATTTGGAATAATTGTGTTTGTTGCTCTTGGTTATATGTCGTATCACTCGATTTGGAGCGTTTAAGATGCTATTGAAAGTTATGTTGTTATTGTTTTTTCCGTTTATAACGTTTATCTCATTGAATCGAATGATGTTATTGTTTAGTGCTTACAAAATTTCTAAGTTTAAGAGAGTGGATCTAGATGGATAATGTGATTATTTATGGTTTTTGGTGCATATCATTGTTTTGTTTTTATAAAGCAATAAAGGAAACTGTATCGGAATGAGTGATTCTATGTACGAGAATGAGTATTTTTTTATGAAGTCGAGGTTTTTACCTTATGTAATAAAAGAAGCTGATTATGGGCTTCTGATGGCTTCTGTATGCTTTGTTATTTTAATGTTGTTATTGTTTTATAAACGTAGAAAGGATAAGTAATAATGAATTTTGTTTTGGAACGTTTAGAAAGATTCGATAGATTTTTAGTGAAAATAATTCTAATTAAATAAAAATAGTATTATTTTTTAAATAAACCGTATTATTATCGTTGATTTTAATACGGTTTTATTGTATTATGAATTTAAGATAATTGTTTGGAGGTTTTTATATGACTGTGAAAGATAAAAAGGAAAAGAAAAAGAATTATCAATTTACCTTTACACCTAGTGAAATGGAATTAATTGAAGAGATTGTAGATATCGAGAATGATAGAAGAATGACAATCGCTAGAGAAAATGATTTACCGTTTAAGAAATATAATCGTAATACATTTATACTTGCTCTGATCCAGGAGAAGAAACGTAAGTATGAAGAACAAGGTGAGATTTAATATATTATGACTACAGTAAAAGATGATGTTCATAATTTAATAGATTTATTGTGGACTAATGAAAATGATAATGAAGTTGTGGAGAAAGTAATATCATTTTTGAGTAATTCTGATATTGAAAATTGGTATAAGGTAGATTTGCTAATGGATTTAGTTAAGAAATATGATTATGAATATTATTCAGTTAAAAAAGCTGAGTATGAAAGAGAAGATCAGTAGGAGGTGAAAGTTTAATGAAATATAGTACTTTGTTTTTTGATTTTGAAAATCAAGTAGTTGTTGATGAAACGAATTGGAAAGAAAAATGGGACGATTGTATGGCGCCAGATGATTTTGCTGAGTATGTATACATAATTATTGAAAATGCAGCGCGTCGTTATAAATTTGAACATGATTTTGAACCAGATATATATATGTTTAATTTAAATAGTCCTTATAAGGTAAATCTGAGATTAGGTAATGAAAAATATATATTGATGATGAATCCTTTTGGTGAAAGTCAACTTGTTAGTGAGAGAAAAAATATTAGGAGGGATTTATTTTGACAAAAGAGTATGTAAAAGTTCCATTTAGAGTTGGCGGTATAAAAGGAGAATATGAAGGTCATTCTGATATGCCTTTTTGGAATCATGATTTGACATTAGAGCTTGTTATAGGTTTGTTAAATACTGTTGATTATAAAGAGTTTTTTGAATCGGGAAAACTTAATGAGTTAGATAATTATACAAAGCAATTAATTGAAGCTATGGAATATAGTTTGGGTTTTGATGGTTTGTATCAGTTAGTGTATGAAGATACTAAAAAAGACTAGTAGAAAGAGTATATGAGTTTTATTTTAATTAAATATTTTGGAGTTAGTGGGTGTTTTATTTGTCTAATTCGAAGGAAAATTTCCAGTTACGAAATGAGGAACCCCCGTCCAGTAACACGGGGGTTCCCGGGCCATTCGATATTTACACTATCCCTTCCCTAGACTGGGTTCAGGTCACTTTTAAATCTGTACAGAATTCACAAAAAAACGCACGGAAAATCATTAGTAAAATTTCCAGTTTTTTTAACATTGATGAATTCTTGTTTGAACACTTTGATGAAGGTCTACATGGGTATAGAAAATCGTATAAATTTTTAGGTCAAAATACATTTCAGTTGTTGTTTGATGCACCTTCTAGTATGGGTATTCATTTAATTCTTACTGGATCAATGTTGAAAATGCTTCGTTCTGATTATGGGAAAAATGATATTCAATTGTTAAAGTTTTTGTCTTCAGTTTCTAAAGAATTTCATTTTTCTCGTGTTGATGTGGCTAAAGATGATACGAGTGGTAGTGTATCTATTAAAAAGATTGCTAGATATATTAAAGATGGTAATTTGACTACTAGGTTTAGAGGTGGTCATCAAATTAAGAAATTCAAATTGGTAGGTGTTGATGATGAAGAAGATAAATTACAGTATGTTCCTGATGGTGAAACATGGTATTTAGGTTCTCGTTCGGGTACTCAATTTCGATTTTATGATAAAAAAGCTCAAATGAATGCTGATGATTTATTTCATTGGACACGTTGTGAATTACAACTTGTTGATGATGCAGCGACGAATTTTGTAAAGAATGTTATTAATTTGGACAAGCATGATTTTGAGAAGTTTTGTTATTCAGTTTTTCTTACATATGTTGATTTTAAAAAGACTACTGGAGCGACTCGTATGAAAAGACGTGATACAGCGAAGTTCTGGTCTGATTTTTTAGATAGTACAGTAGAAAAAGTTAAATTAGGTTCTCGTAAAAAGAAAAAGTCTTTAGATGATGTTAATCCTAATTATTTATGGGAGAAATTATTAGATGGTGATGCTGATTTTTATTATGAATCTATGCATCAAAAGGAAAAAGATGAATTTGATAAGTGGTTTTTTGAACAAATTTCATCAGTTTTGTATTTAAGGGCTTTAAAACATGATGAAGGTGTTGAAGAGTTTTATAAAAAATTGATTCATTGGGGTGAAATGCGAGTGGATCAGAAGAAAGTTGAAGCAGTTGGAGTTCAGTTACTTATGTCTGAACGGTTAAAGAAGATAAAAGAAAAAGAATCCCTTTAGTAGTTTGGCGACTACGGGATTCCCAGACAAAAAAATGAATTTTAAAGAATGTACTTGTATTATACAGTTAAAGAATAATATCGTCTATTTCTAAAAGTTATATAACAGTAAAATTAATTATTAGAGTTTATTTTGTACGATTTTTAAAGAGAAATTTTTATGAATGAGAGCTTAGGCTCTCATTTTTTGTTTATTATGATATGTGTAAGAACGAATTGATTATGATTAATTTTAAAAAGTCAATGATTAAATACAGGATATTAAGGTAAAATTTTGTAGAGGTGTAAAAAAAATGGGAAGAAAACGAATTGATCCTAATGAGAAAAAAGTTAAAATAACTGG